CTATCTTTCAAGCGTTGGGCTCTGGTCCCTCTGGGCACTGTTTGACTGTGTTTATCAACGGCATGGTTAATAGTTTTAACATGCGGTATGCATACTACGCCGAATGCGTTGAGAGAGGGTTGGAAATTCCTTGTGATTTGATACCGAGAGTGTTCAAGATTGACGGTGAAGGCGAGATCCGAGTTTACGCTTGGGAGTGTAGCTGTGATTGTCATGCGGAACGTTTCTCGGATTTGTTCTCGCCCGTGGACTACGGTGATGATCACGCCATAGGCGTTCCGGATGGGCACTGGTTCAATCAACGCGTTATGCAGAAGTGGATGACGGCAGTTGGCCAGGTCTACACAGACGCGCAGAAGAATGAGACTTCAGAGGAGTTCACCGATTTATCGCAGTTGACTTTCCTTAAGCGATCTTTTGTTCCCGATATGGAACTAGGGTTGATGCGCGCACCACTGCCGATAGCGTCGATTCATAAGCGATTGCATTGGGGTCTTAGAACGTCTATGAGCCAGGTTGAACTAGCAAGAGTTAACTTGCTGTCTGCTATGCATGATTACAATCAGCATGACAGAGGCTTGGCGGCTGCCTTTAGAAGGAGCGCTTTGACAGTTATCTTGAAGATGGGTTGGACGTTGCCACTTGAGAGTTACGACGAGTGTGCAGATAATCTTCGCGAGACGGAATCTCATTACGAGGATGATTTCTGCGGCAGACTCTAAGTGGCGTATGGTCGTAGCTCTGCGACGTTAAAGAACAGAGCATAAGCCGTAGCTCGCGGCGCTAAAGAATGTAGCCATTAATGGTTGGTGAGCCTAGTCCTCATATCACCAAAACCCACCCGGTGGACTCCGGGACTCCGTACGCCCATGTAGTTTAAGTTGAAGAGGCGGCAGTGTTTTTGATCTCCGCGAGACATTGGGTGTAGCATCCTGAACCCATACTCGTGACTGCCTGACACTGACTTTGGTGTCCCCCTCGTGGGATACCCCTATTTAGGGGAGAGTGCCAACTCACAAATCAGCATGTCCGCGCACCTACTGAGTTGGGGGTGCGCGTGATTTACAACTCAGCAACACAAATATTACAATTGATGAGGAGAAGAGTGAAGGAGGAGAGAAGATTGGAGCCGTGGATTTTGTTGACTGTAGTACGTGCAAGAGTATAGGAGTCTCAGTGCCGGAGTCCGACTGTCAATACGGCATGGGGCCTATGCGCCCGCCGAACGAGTTTTTCGGGAGACCCCAAAAGATTAATGGTACCGTAATCTCCATAACTGGTGCGCCGTTTTATTACGACCAGTTTGGTACAACCAATACGGAGCTGATACCACTGTATTTCGGCTTGCCCCAGGTGACGACCGCGACAGAGTTGCAATTGTCCCAGTTTTTCCGGGCCACTTTGAGAGTCAGGTTCGAGGTGGCATCCAATCCTTTCATGTATGGCGCACTTTGGATCGGTTTCTGGCCTTTTCCGGAGTACGATGCTTCCTACAAGAACATCACGGGTGCTAATGCTACTGCTGTTCCGACGATCACGCCATTGACGCAAGCTGGAGCAATCGCAGCCGGCAATTACACTTCGCCAGCTGGGTTGACCCTAATATCGCAATTGAAATCCGTGCAGGCTATTGACGTTTCGCGACCACAGACTGTCGAGTTTGCGATTGAGCTTGCCGGTGCCAATGGTTGGTTGCCGACCAATTCAGCGGCTTTGTCTATCACCGGTGAGGTGGCTAAGGTGGGTAGATTTTTTGTGATGTCCCCAACTGGAGTGCGTTCTGCGTCGACCAACACGAATGGTCCCTCAGTTACGCCGTATGTGTGGCTTGAGGATGTCCAACTGTCTGGTATGAAACAACAGAGTAGTGAACCTAGCGAAGGCGTGTCGATGTCTGGCATGGTAAATGGAGCGATTCCGTATTTGACTAAAGCAGCGACCGCTTTGAAGCTGCTCGGATATAGTCGCCCGATCACGCAGGATAAGACAACGAGGATCGTGGAGACCAACGTTGATAATACTGCGAATGGTGACCGTGGAGAAGCCATTACCCGGTTAGCTCTTACGTCAGCGACGTATAAGGAAGCTAGCTGGCCATCCGCTCATGACCTAGACATATCAAAGATAGTTGACAGGTGGTGTTATATTGGGCAAGCCGCATTGGCAGTTAACTCGTTTACGGCGCCGTGTTGGTTTCGCGTTAAACCTATGTATTATTCCTGGTTAGTCTACTGGAATTCGCTGTCGAGTGTTGAGAAGTACGCTGTAGCCCTTTCACCCACTGCGCATGTTGGTCAGCTGTTTCGTTATTGGACTGGCAGCATGAAGTACAAAGTGGATGTGTACGGTCCGGCAACTATGTCTGGTAGGTTGCGCGTCAAGTATTCGCCCAACTATACAATCGACACTACTGAAACCAATGGCCAGTCGTCTTATACACAGAACGTGGTCATTGATCTTTGCTCGACTAGGTCTTTCGAATTCGAGGTCAATTGGCAGCAGGGTGTGTCAGTGCTGCGTACGGACGATGCCATTACGAATGTGTATACGTCAACGCCTTCTTCCAATTTCACGACATCGGCCGCATATACGACTATCGATCCCTACAGCAATGGTACGATTGCGATTGAAGTTGAGCAGAAGATGTTCCTTCCGATGGTGACGAGTGCGTCTGTCTCTCTAGTCGTTTACGCTAAGGGTGGCGAAGACCTGTGTTTCTTCGACCCCGATGCAACTCGACTATCACCTTATGCGGCTATGACGGGCGGTTCGTTTGTCTTCCAGTCAGAGCAAGTCGCCAAGTCTGTTACTTCTTTTGGTATGAAGCAATCAATATTGCCATTCGTTAAGAAAGGTTGTTATGGTCTTGAGCCAGTTCGTAACTTGAACCTCCTGATGAAGAGATACTCTGATTACAGGTCCGAGCTCTTGAGGGTCGACAATGCGTCTGTCGCCTCTACCGTCGAGTCACTTGTGCGTTTTGATTCTGTGTATCCAGCGTACCCTGTTCTACCCGGTCCCCAGCCATCTACAAACTATGCTTTCGATTTGACAGCTGGGAGTACTTCGTTTAACTATGTCAGTTGGTCGCCAATGACCTGGTTAGCTCCCGCGTTCTTCTCGCGCGGTGGATCTGTTAGATACAAGTTCCTTATTGCACCTTTGTCTATTGCGCCGTTGACCAACACCGATCTGGTAGCTGTACATCAACCATTCAACAGGTACGTGTCGTCTGCGTATTTGATGCGCGACTCGATCAACACGCTTACGACCTTATGGAATCACGTTAGTACGCACGAGGTAGGCATCAGTGGTAGAGCCACGACGCCGTATGCATGTAGCGTGTCCGACCCAAATAAGTGTTTTTCTGGTGAGACACAGGCTAATGCCAGAGGCCATATCGAGATTGAGGTGCCGGATCGCACTTTTACGAGGTTTCAGTTTGCTAGGTGTGCAACGCCTGGTGGGTTTGTGTACGATGGGTCTGAATGGGAGACTTTTGGAGTTTCCACCTATGCAGAGCTTCCGCCAATGGTTGTTGACACTACTGAGCACTTATTCCAGTCGCAGACGTTTGTGAGGGTTCTTGTCGCCGCTGGTGAGGATTTCTATCTCAGGGAGTACATATCGGCGCCTGTGTACATTGTTTCCACTACTGTCCCTTTTCCGGGTACGTGAGAGTTGTAGTGGGGTTACTTGGTAAACCCCTCCACGCAAGCTTAGCAAATTGCGTGTATATATATTTTGTTTATGTCTTAATGAC